GACCAACGTGCTGCAGATGCGCATGCGCCGCGAGTACTACCAGATCGAGTGGCCGCAGCGCTCGCGCAAGTACGAGTACGGCATCTATGCCGACGGCGTGCTGCAGAACTACTTTCCGCCCAGCCAGGGCGTCATCACCAACATCGCTCCGTCGACCTGATTGGTTGTCTCCGCGGTCGGGTTTGGTCGCCTGATCGTTTCTCCAGACCCCGGGGCCGCAACGCTCCGGGGTTGTTTTCAAAAGAGGGTGCACACCATGAATCCGTTTCAGCAGTCAATGGTCCGCATGAGGCTGCCCGAAGGCATGGGCGGCACGATCTCTGTGCGCGGCTTCACGATGGATGCCGACGATGAAGGCTGCGTGATGGTCCCGCAGGACGTCGCGGCGGATCTCGTCTCGCACGGACTCACCCCGCCGAGCGAGCCCACGCCGGCCAAAGCGAAGAAGTAATCCCGTGCGGCTCTGGCAGATGAACTTCGCAATCGTCGCGCTCGTAGTCGCGATGCTGGGCGCTGCCGTCATCGTCAGCCGCCGCGTTCCCCCCGGCTGCGAAACCCAACGCAGCGAGGCTGCACGCGAACTTTGTGGACTGGAGTACTGACCCATGAAACGCATCCAGAACGGCTTCACCCTGATCGAGCTGATGATCGTCGTGGCCATCATCGGCATCCTGGCAGCAATCGCGCTGCCGGCCTATCAGGACTACACGGTTCGCTCGAAGATCAGCGAGGCGGTGAGCGTCTCCGCGCCCGCGCGCCTCGCTATGGGCGTTGCATGCAGCGAGGGGACGCTGGCGACCGCTACGGATGCGACGCTGGGTTTTCCGCTCGCGAACGTGAACTGGAAATATACCGGCGCGATCGCGGGCTCGGCATACCTGGCCACCGGCTCCGTCGTGACTGCGACGATGCTGGCCATCGGCACGCAGGTAGCCGCCGGGGATACGGTCGTGTGGACCGGGACGTGCAGCGCAAGCGGCATGACGTGGGTTGTGAGCGGCACCGTCGCGCAGAAGTACTGGCCGAAGTCCTGATCGAGGTGCCGTGGCCGATCTCACCACGCTCGCCGCCGTCAAGGCGTACCTCGGCCTCACGTCGAACGGGATCGATTCGCTCATCTCCTCGCTGATCGTTCGCGAGACGACGGCGATTCAGGACTACACGAGCCGCAAGTTCCCGGCGGTGACGCAGACGGCGAAGCGGCTGAATGGCACAGGCTCCAAGGTACTGGTGCTTCCGGACTCGCCGGTGCTGGACGTGAGCTACCTCGCGATCGAGGGCGTCGAGGTCCCGGTCTCCGCCGACGGCCTGGCCTACGGCTACCAATTCGACGACACCGCGCTCTACATGGTCGCGTCGAAGTTCCCGAGCGGCCGGCAGAACGTCGTGTGCTCGTGGACCGCCGGCTATCAGGAGAGCGAGACGGCGTTCATCCCGTCCGCCAACACGCCGACGCTGACGCCGACCACCGGCGGGCGCGCGGCGACGAACATCAGCGTGACCGATGCGAACGGCCCGATGACGCTGGTCGGCAACGGCCCCGTCGCCGGCCAGTACACCTTCACCGCGGGCACCTACACGTTCAACGCCGCGAACATCGGCGACAGCGTGACGATGGCCTACTACTACGTCCCGGGGCCGGTCGAGCAGTCGTGCATCGAGCTCGTGGCGCAGGATCTCAAGAGCCGCGACAACGTCGGGATCAAGAGCAAGTCGCTCGCGGGCGAGGTCATCACGTACAGCAGCGACGGCATGTCCACGGGCGTGCAGCAGACGCTCAAGCTGTACCGGAAGCTGGCACCGGCATGAGCGGCGATAGCATCACCGTCGAGATGCGCGCCGAGGCGCTGCTCGCGCGGCTGCTCGGCACATCCGACCGCCTGATGTCGACGCTGCGCATCGTCGTCAATCGCCTGTCGATCGAGGTGCAGTCCGCCGTGAAGGAGGACAAGCTCACCGGGCAAGCCCTTCACGTGCGCACCGGCACGCTGCGGCGCTCGATCAATCGCGTCGTCAACGAGGGCCCGAGCGGCGTGCTAGCGACGGTCGGCACGAACGTCAAGTACGCCGCGGTGCACGAGTACGGGTTCAACGGCGACGTCACGGTTCGCGCGCACACGCGCAAGATCCGCGCGGCCTCGGACCTCGCCTACCGCAAGCTCAAGAGCGGCGGCACGGCGGAGCAATCCGACGCGAGTTTCGCGAGCATGAGCGGCGGCACGCGCGCGGTCACGTCGCCGCGTCCGTCGGTCTCCAACGTGCGCGAGCACACGCGGCATATGCGCATGCCCGAGCGCTCCTTCCTGCGCTCGACGCTTCGCGAGAAGGGTCCGGCGATCCGCGAGCAGCTGCGCGCGGCGGTGCTCGAGGCGGTGCGGCCATGACGCGCGAGCCGATCTACGCCGCGTTGTTCGAATTCTTCTCCGGCCTGACCGCCGGCGGCTCGCCGCTGTTCAAGGTCGCCACGCGCCGGCCCGATCACTGGGAGGCGTTTCCGCCCGAGGAGCAGCCTGCGCTGCTGATGCGCCAGCGCAGCGAGGTCGCGCAGCACCGCCTGATGCTGCCGACGAAGTGGACCTTCAACCTCGACCTGATGCTGTACGTGCACACCGGCGCGTCGCAGGACACCACCGTCATCCCCGAGCAGCTCCTCAATCCGCTGCTGGACGCGATCGAGGCGTCCTTCGCGGTCGACGACCTGCCGAACAACGCCTGCACGCTCGGCGGTCTCGTCTCCTACGCCGCGATCGACGGCACGGTCGAAGAATTCCTCGGCAGCTCCGGCGACCAGGCCGTCGCGATCGTCCCCATCCGCATCCTCGTCAACGCCTAACACCCCCACGGCTCCGCTCTCACAGGAGAACTACGATGCAGTACAGCTTCGGCTCAGGCCAACTCTTCGGCCGCTCGCTCACCAACAGCCCGGCCACGCCGGTGCGCTTCGGCGCGGTGCAGGGCGTCTCGATCGACATCAGCTTCACCACCAAGGAGCTCCACGGCAGCTATCAGTTCCCGCTGGCGCTCGGCCGCGGCAGCGGCAAGATCACCGGCAAGTGCGACTTCGCGCAGATCAACGCGCAGGCGTACAACGACCTGTTCTTCGGCAACTCGAATCCGTCTACCGGCTCGGTGCGCACGGCGGTAGCCGAGGCGGCGACGGTCGCATCAAACACGGTGACGGTGTCGCACAACACGACCTACGTCGCGGATTACGGCGTCGTGCTCGCCTCCGACGGCTCGCTGTTCACGAAGGTCACCGCGACCCCGGTCGGCCAGCAGTACAGCTGCAACGAGACGAGCGGCGTGTACTCGTTCAACGCCACGCAGAACGCGGCCGCGGTGCTGGTCAGCTACACCTACACCGACGCAGCGAACGGCAAGAAGATCCTGCTCACGAACCAGCTGCTCGGCAACTCGCCGACCTTCTCGGCGGTGTTCACCAACACGTTCAACAGCAAGTCGCTGACGCTCGTGCTGAACTCGTGCATGTCGTCGAAGATGACGCTGGCGACGAAGCTCGAGGATTTCACGCTGCCACAGTTCGATTTCATGGCGTTCGCGGACGCGGCCGGCAATATCGGCAGCCTCAGCACCGAGGAGTGATCGCGGTGGCTGACAGCGACGACGAGATCCGGCGGATTCAGCCCGAGCTTCGGCGAGGCGGCAAATGGACCGTCATCGGGCTGGACGAGTACCGCATCCCGCCGCTCGGCTTCGAGGAGCTGAAGGACTTCGAGGACGACATCAGGGCGCTGCGCGAAATGCAGGGCGGCCTGCCGACGAAGGCTCAGATGGGGATCATCTCGCGGATGGTTCACGCGGCGCTGGCCCGCAACTATCCGAAGCTGACGATCGAGGATGTCCGTCCCATGATCGACGTCGGCAACTGCCAGCGGCTGATCGCGACGGTGATGGCGCTCTCGGGCTACGAGAAAGGCGGCGGGGACGAGCCGGGGGAGACGAGGGCGTCGACTGGGACGCCATCTACGGCTCACTGATCGACGCCTTCGGCTGGACCTGGGAGTACATCGACCGAGAGATGACGCTGCCGCGGTGGAAGGTGATCTGCGGGCATTGGGAGCGCGTCCCGCCGCTGTCGGTCAGCGCCTCCTTCATCGCGCAGTCGATGGGCGCCGCGAGGCCGAAGAAGAAGGCGAAGGCCGTCAACGAGGAGAGCGAGATGCAGTCGCTGATGGTGGAGCTCGGCAGCAGCGCTGGCTTTAGCTCGGAGAAACCCGAATGGCTTCGGACAGCGAAGTAAACATCAAGTTCGGCGCGACGATCGACGACCTCAAGTCGAAGCTCGGGGAGATCGGCGGGCTGTTCACCGGCCTCATCGGCCAGTTCGCCGCGCTCGCCGCAGTGGCCGCCGGCGGAGCGATCTTCAAGTCATTCATCGACGCGACGAACGCGCTGAACGGTGAGCAGATGAAGCTCAGCAAGACGCTGGGCATCACAGGCGAAGACGCCGCAACGCTGAACACGGCGCTGGGCGACATCGGCTCGGACGCGGACACGTACACCGGCGCATTCCTCAAGTTCAACCGGCAGTTGAAGAACAACTCCGATGGGATGAAGGAACTGGGCGTCGATGTCGACGGCTTCACGAGTGGTCAGAAGACATCGAACGAGGTGTTCCAAGAGGCCATCAGGATCGTCCAGCAGTACAAGCCGGGGATCGACCAGACGCAGGTCGCGATGCAACTATTCGGACGAAGCGTCGAGGACGTGCAGAAGCTGATGAAGCTGACCCCCGCGCTGTTCGAGGAGGCGCGCAAGAAAAACGAAGAGCTCAACCTCAGCTTCTCCGCTGACAGCGTGGCAGCCTCGAAGGCCTACAAGCTCGCGATGGCCGACGTCGGCGACGTGATGCAGGGCCTCAAGAACACCGTCGGTCAGGGTGTGATTCCGATCTTCACAGATGCGGCGAAGGCTCTCGCATCGACCGGCCCGGCGCTTGTCGACGGTTTGAAAACAGTCGTCGAGGTGGGAGTCGACATCTTCCACACGCTCGCGGAAACAGTCCAATCCGTTTGGAGCGTCGTCAGCCAGGTCCTCAGCGCATTCGGCGGCGTAGTCGACGAGGTGTTCGGCAAGGATGCGCCGAGCGCGATGGAGATCTTCAAGGACGTGCTGCGCACCATCGACGCGCTGTTCATCGGCTTCCGTATCAGCTTCCAGCTGGTTGTCGATGCCGTGCAGACAGGCCTGGCGTGGCTCTCGAACGGGTTCACGAGCTTCGCCTCTGTTGCTGAGCGCGCGCTGCATCTGGACTTCGCCGGCGCGCAGGCCGAGTGGGCGGCCGGCGTTGACCGCGGAAATGCCATTCTTCAAGCCGGCATGAACAAGGCGGTGCAAATCGCTGAGAGGGGACAGGCCGACATAAACCGCGCCGTCATGACTACCGCCGAGCGCAAGGCCGAAGCGGATCAGAATTACGGGCATGAGGGCTCACGCACCGGCACGCCGGCGCCGAAGAAGACCGTCAACCACTTCGGCAAGCCGGACAAGGAAACGACGGACAAGACGGCCGGCGCCCGGCTCGCGCTGGCGAAGGCCGAGAACGAGGCCGATCTCGCGCTGGAGCGCGAGAACCTCAAGGAGGCGCAGTCGATCTACGACGAGGCGTTCAAGAACAACCTGATCTCGATCCAGCAGTTTTACGCCGCGAAGCTCGCGATCGAGACGGAGGCGCTCGAGGCGACGCTCGCGACCAAGCGCAAGGAGCTGGCCGATGCGCAGACAGCCGCAGGCGGCGCACAAAAGGAGGAGGCGAAGCTCAAGTTCATGGCGCAGGCGGCCAAGCTGCAGGGCGAGATCAACGTCCTCACGGCTCAGGAGGCCGCGGCGGTGCAGAAGAACACCGATGCGCGCAAGGACGCGGAGCAGAAGCTCGCCGACGAGCTCTCGATCATGCGCGCCGGGGCGTCGAAGGCGCAGACGGATGACGTTATCTCCACCGAGAAGAAGAACTTCGACGTGAAGCGCCAGATGGGCCTGGCCAGCGCCGAGGAGGCCGTCGACATCGACAAGGCGTTCGAACAGCGCAGTTACGACGCGCTGCTGCTGACGCTGCAGGCCAAGCGAGATGCGGTCCACGGCGACAACGAGATCGCGGCCAAGGAGCGCGAGGCGATCGACAACGAGGAGTTGGCCGCGGAGCGCGCGCATCAGCAGAAGCTCGGCGACATCGACCGCGCGGCGGTGTTGGAGCGCGGGAAGTACTCGATCGAGGCGCAGAACAGCATCGGGGGCGGCTTTACGACGATGGTCGAGGGCATGGCGCACGGCGTGACGAAGATGAGCGACCTGTTCAAGAACTTCGCCAAGACGATCGCGGACACCTTCATCCACCTGGCCGCGCAAAAGCTCACCGACAAGCTGTTCGACGTGCTGGGCGTGAAGAAGCTGCTCGACAAGATGGTGAGCTTCGTCACCGAGGGCATCTCGAATATGGTCGGGCGGTGGGTCGCCGGGAAGGCGACGGAGGAGGCGGTCACCGTCGGGACGGAGGCGGCGAAGACTTCAGCCGTGGTCGCGGGCACGGCCATACGCACGACTGCGGAGACCGGTGCCGCGGCAGAGTCCACGGCGGTTACGGGCAGCACGGCGATCGCCAACATCGGCGCGAAGGCGTGGGAGGCCGCGGCGTCGGTCTACGCATCCATCGCAGCCATTCCCTACGTCGGGCCCTTCCTGGCCCCGGCCATGGCCATCGCTGCCGGCGCTGCGGTGCTCGGCTTCGCGAGCCGGATCATGTCGTCCGAGGGCGGCGATGACCGCACCGTGGAGGGCCTGCGCTACGTCCACAAGGACGAGACGATCCTGTCGCAGCCGTATGCGCAGGGGCTGCGGTCGCTCGTGGGCCAGGGCGGCCTGAACCCGATCCTCGACGTCGCGAACAAGGTCGACAACGCCTGGCGCGCGCCGCCGAGCTCGCTGGGCCGGATTCAGAACCCGCAGGCGGCAGCGACGAGCGCGCCGGCAGCGGGCGGCGGAGGGCGCGGCTCTGGTGGCGATGTGCACCTGCACGTCCAGGCCGTCGACGCCGCCAGCGTCAAGAAGCTGTTCATGGAACACGGCGGGGCGCTCGCGGATTCGCTGCGCAAGCAGGGCCGCAACTTCTCCCCGAAATCATGAGCAACGCCGTCTATCCCACCCTTCCAGGCGTGACGCTCGAGGTCGCGAAGACGCCGGAGTTTTCGACGCAGATCCAGCGCTCGGTGAATCTGTCCGAGCTCCGGGCGTCCTTCTCAGAGCAGCCGGTCTACACCTTCAAGCTGCAGTACGAGGTGCTGCGCGAGGGCACAGTGCACGGCACAGCCTACACCGAGCTGCGCAGCCTGATGGGGTTCTTCCTCGCGCGCTATGGCTCGTGGGATTCGTTCCTGTTCACCGACCCGGACGACTACGGCGTGACGACCGAATCGCTCGGGACCGGCGACGGCGCGACGACCGAATTCCAGCTCACGCGCACCTTCGGCGCCTTCACCGAAGACGTGGCGAACGTCAACACGATCGCGTCGATCTCGGTCAGCAACACGCCGACATCGAGCTACACGATCAGCGCGGGGCTGGTGACCTTCAACTCGCCGCCTGCCTCGAACGCGCCGATCACATGGAGCGGCAGCTATTACTACCGCTGCCGCTTCACGAACGACATGCAGGAGTTCGACAAGATCATGCAACGGTTATTTTCCGCGGGCGACGTGGAGTTCATCGGCTGCCTGGGGTCCAAGATATGAAGCAGGCGAACGACGACCTGATCGCGCTCTTTGCGAACTCGCGGCAGATCGTCGCGAAGGACCGCTATACGTTCACCCTTGGCGGCCCGGACCCGAAAACCGTGCTTCGCTATCACACCACCGTCAAGCCGGCCGACAACGCTGAGTGCGTGCTGCTGGTGCACGGCAACACCGGCGAGGCCCGAGCGTTCTATGACTCCTCCTCGCTGCACACGACGCCTGTGCCTGTCGGCACTGTCGCGATTGGGACGGACAGCGGCTCGTTCGGCGGCAAGGCGGTGCAGTTCGCCGCGTCCGAGGAAAGTTACGTCTACTACAACCGAGACGCCGGTTTCCTGCCCAACCCGACAGGCGACTTCACGTTCGAGTGCTGGATCAGGATCACCGAGAACCCGAACTGTGCGGTCAGCGGCGGCCCTGCAGGCGCGCGCAACGCGTTCTTCCGGATGAGCAAGGGCGGGGTCCAGCAGGCGTCGCTTTGCGCCCCGTGCATCGGCGGGACGGAGTTCATCGACGGGACCGTCGGAGACGGCGGCGGGACATTCGGCCTTGAGTGCGACCAGGCCGTTCGGCGCCACGTCGTGCTGATGCGCCGGGGTCGGCAGTACGCGATGGGGATCGACGGCACGCGTGTCGGCTCGCCGCTGACGTTCACCGGGGAACCGGACCCGTTCGACTTCACGATGGTCGAGCTCGGCAATCCGCGCTATGCGTCCGGCGTCAACAGCGTCGGGGGGCTGATCGACGAGGCCCGGATCATGACGGCGGCGATGTACGACATCTTCCTGCCGGCGGATACCACGTACACCGTCCCGACGTCTGCGTTCTCGCCGCCATGACCGACCCGATCATCAAGCGGGGCTCGGTCCGCTCCGTCATCGGCGTGCAGGTCGACACGCTGGACGTAAGCCTGCTGCTGAATTCGGACGTTCAGGTCAACGGCATTCCGCTTGCGCAATTCGCGATCGAGGGCGGCTTCGACGGCGCGCGGCTCGAGCTCGATCGGGTGTTCTCGTCGGCGTGGACCGAGACGGCTTGCGGGTCGCTGAACCTGTTCTCGGGGCGCGTCGGCGATGTCACGGTCACGGGCACGGAGGTGGCTCTGACC